AGAAGGTGCTTTGATAAAACGTGAGTGGTGGAATATGTGGGAAGGAGAAAAGCCTCCTGCGTGTGAATTTATTATAATGACACTTGATGCTGCTCAAGAAAAGAACAATCGTGCTGACTACAATGCTCTGACTACATGGGGTGTCTTTATGAACGAAGAAACCAACAACTACAACATTATGTTACTAGATGCTATTAAACAGAGACTAGAGTTTCCAGAACTTAAGGAATTATGTATTGAAGAGTATAAATCTTGGGAGCCAGATGCATTCGTGGTAGAGAAAAAATCTAATGGTGCTGCACTTTATCAAGAGTTCAGACGTATGGGGATTCCTGTAGGGGAGTTTACACCAGGCAAAGGACAGGATAAAATTAGTCGTGTGAACGCTGTATCTGATTTATTTAGGTCAGGTATAGTATGGGCACCAGACAGAAGATGGGCACATGAGGTAGTTGAAGAATGTAACGATTTTCCATCAGGTGCGAACGATGACCTAGTAGATGCGACAACGCTTGCTTTAATGAGATTTAGGCAGGGCGGATTTATTAGGTTGCCTAGTGATGAAAAAGATGATATACCAAGTTTTAAAAGGCACGGACAAAAACGTCATTATGTTATATAAAATAGGAGCTTATAATGGATAAAATTATTAACGTTGTAAAAGAAAAAGTTGATTGGGTGTTAGAAAAACATGATGCACATTCTCGTACAATTAGTGTTATACTTTTAATATTATTATTAATCTGCATTTCGTAGGAAAAATTTATGGCTGATGTCGATAAGGGTTTGTATGAAGCTCCAAAAGGTATGGAGGAGCTTGCTAAAGACGAACCTGATTTAGAAATTGAAATAGTAGACCCAGACGAAGTTAATATTAGTGTTGATGGTATGGAAATAAACATTGACCCTGACCGTATGGATGATGATGAATTTAATCAGAACCTTGCCGAAGAAATAGCTGAGGATGATTTAGAAAAACTAGCTAGTGATTTATTAGAAGATTATGCTGGTGATGTTAACTCAAGAAAAGATTGGCTTGATACTTATGTAGAAGGATTAGACCTTTTAGGCTTAAAACTAGAGGACAGAAGTGAGCCGTGGGAGGGAGCATGTAACGTGTATCACCCACTAATGACGGAAACTCTTGTTAAGTTTCAAGCTGAAACCATGACTGAAACATTCCCAGCGAGTGGCCCAGTTAAAACAACTATCATTGGAAAAGAAACTGAAGAGTGTATAGATGCAGCGGCTCGTGTAAAAGAGAACATGAATTATCAGTTGACTGAAAAAATGACAGAGTATAGGCCAGAGCATGAGAGAATGTTATGGGGTTTAGGTCTTGCAGGTAATGCATTTAAAAAAGTTTATTATGACCCTAGTTTAGAACGTCAAGTATCTATGTATGTTCCAGCTGAAGATATCGTTGTACCATATGGTGCTTCGGATTTAGAAACAGCAGAACGTGTAACTCATGTTATGCGTAAGACAGGAAACGATTTACGTAAGTTGCAGGTTGGAGGATTCTATAGAGATATAGATTTAGGAGAGCCAACTTACGACCTAGATGATGTAGAGAAAAAGATAGCTGAGAAGATGGGCTTTAGTGCAACTACTGATAGTCGTTTTAAAATATTAGAGATGCATGTTGACCTAGACTTAGAAGGATATGAAGATAAAGATAAAGATGGGAAAGTTACAGGAATAGCTTTACCATATGTGGTAACTATAGAGAAAAGCACAAACACAGTTTTATCTATTAGGCGTAACTATAGTCAAGACGATAAGACTAAACAAAAACGCCAACACTTTGTGCACTATGGTTATGTCCCTGGTTTTGGTTTTTACCACTTTGGTTTAATACACCTAATAGGTGCGTTTGCTAAATCAGGTACTATGATATTAAGACAATTAGTTGATGCAGGTACACTATCTAATTTACCAGGCGGGTTTAAGTCTAGAGGACTTAGAATCAAAGGTGATGAAACACCAATATCTCCTGCTGAGTTTAGAGATGTAGATGTACCATCAGGTAGCATTAGAGATAATATACTACCACTCCCTTATAAAGAACCAAGTCAAGTTCTTAATCAACTAATGAATCAAATTATTGATGAGGGTAGAAGATTTGCTAGTGCAGCTGATTTAAAAGTTTCTGATATGTCAGCTAATGCTCCTGTAGGAACAACACTTGCGATATTAGAAAGAACACTTAAGGTAATGTCTGCGGTGCAAAGTCGTATTCACTATGCTATGCGACAAGAGTTTAGATTACTCAAAGGTATCATTAAAGATTTTACTCCTGCCGACTACGCCTATACACCTGAGACAGGTTCAAGAATGGCTAAACAAAGTGATTATGATAAGGTAGAAGTTATACCTGTCAGTGACCCCAATGCTGCAACTATGTCACAGAAAGTAGTTCAGTACCAAGCAGTTATGCAGTTAGCACAACAGAATCCAGATATCTATGACATGATAGAGCTTAACCGTCAGATGTTAGATGTGCTTGGTGTTAAGAATGCAGAAAAACTAATACCGCAAAAAGATAATATGAAACCTATGGACCCTGTTACGGAGAACATGAATATTATTAATGGTAAACCTGTGAAAGCATTTATTTACCAAGACCACGAAGCACATATCAAAGCTCATTTAGCATTTATCAATGACCCCAAAATAAGAGAACTTATAGGGCAGAGTCCTAATGCTAATAAAATATTTGCAGCTATGGAAGCACATATTGCAGAACATATTGCCTTTGCATATAGAAACAAAATTGAAGAAGAGCTTGGAGTTCCTCTACCACCGCCAGGTGAACCATTACCTGAAGATGTGGAAGTTGAACTATCTAGACTTATTGCTAAATCAGCTGACCAGCTATTACAGAAAAATACAGCTGAAGCTAAACAAGAGCAGATTGCTCAACAACAGCAAGACCCATTAATACAAATGCAACAACAAGAGCTTCAAATTAAACAAATGGAAGCTCAAGCAAAAGCTAAGAAAATGACAGATGATGCTGCTATTGATGCAGCAAGACTTCAGTTAGAAAAAGCAAAAATGGAGTCGCAAGAAAGAATCGCTGGTGCCAAGATTGGTGCTGACGCAGTCAACCAACAAAAAGAGTTGGATGCAAAACAATTTATGGAAGGCACTAAGTTAGGTGCTGAAGCCGTAAAACAAGAGAAGGAACGTAATAATACGCAAACTTAAAAACAGGAGAGAATGATGGACGATACGTTAAAAGTTCTCGCTAATCAATTAGGCGAGGAAGAGCAACGCATGAAAGACGATATGGCACAAGGTAGAGCCGAAGAGTACGCACAATACATGCACGCATGTGGTGTTATCAGAGGTTTTCAAATAGCTCAAGGTCTTATTGCTTCTATGATGAGAAACATGGAGGAAGACGATGAGTAATATACAAACCCCAACCAAAGAAATAGTATCTGCATCTGGTGCACCGATAGGTGTCCCTAAGCCAGAGGTAGATGAAACTAAACCCACACAATTACCTAATGTTCAAGGTTATCGCATATTATGCATGGTGCCTCAGGTAGATGAAGCATATGATAGTGGGTTAATCAAATCAGATAAAACTAGAAATATTGAAGAGCATTCAACAGTAGTTTTATTTGTGATGAAGCTAGGAGATATGTGTTATTTAGATAAAGACAGATTTCCTACAGGTCCTTGGTGTAAAGAGGGAGACTTTGTTATAACAAGGGCATATTCTGGAACTCGAATCAAAATACATGGACAAGAGTTTCGCATTATTAATGACGACACAGTAGAAGCCGTAGTGGATGACCCACGTGGCTACGAACGTGCATAACATGGAGAGCAAACATGGCAAAGATAATCAATGAAATCCCTAATGAGTTAGAGATGGAGGGAGAGGAAATTGAGGTAAAGGCTAGCGAAGCTGAAAAGGTTGCTTCTGAGGAGAAGACGGGTGATGTTGAAGTTGCTGAGAAAGCTTCTAAAAAAGAAGCTGAACCTATACAAGAGGAGTTAGATTTTGATATTGAGATAGAGGATGATACTCCTAAAGCTGATAGAAATAGAGACCCTTTACCTGAGGATATTAAAGAAGAGCTTGAAGCTGATAATCTAGATGAATATTCAGATAGAGTAAAACAACGTATGGCTCAACTTAAAAAAGCTTATCACGATGAGAGGCGTGAGAAAGAAGCTTCTGACAGAAGAAGAGCTGAAGCTGAAAGAGTTGCAGCACTTTCTGTGGAAGAAAATAAAAAGCTTAAAGAAACTCTTTCAACAGGAGAAGAAGACTATCTTAAAACTCTTCAAGAGAAATATACAAGCGATTTATCAATCGCCCAAAGAGAGTACAAAGAAGCTTATGATGCGGGTGATAGTGAAAAGTTAGTGGCAGCTCAAACTAAAATGAATGAAGCTCAATATAAACTGGGACAAGCTCAAGATAGAAAGCCTCAATATGCTAAAGAGACTTTACAAACCGATACAAATGCGTTATCTTCAGAGCAAGAAACAGTTAGACCAACAGTTCCACAGCCAGATGCAAAAGCTCTTGCTTGGCAAGAGAAAAACAAATGGTTTGGACAGGACGAAGAAATGACTTCATTGGCACTAGGACTGCATGAAAAATTAGTTAGAAGTGGGGTAGACCCATCGTCTGACGAATATTATCGTAGTATTGATAGTACTATGCAAAAACGCTTCCCTGAAAATTTTGGGGGCACTGATACGTTGGAAGAGGCTAAACCTGCCCAACGCAAACCTTCAACTGTAGTTGCTCCAGCAACAAGGTCAACTGGTCCTAAAAAGGTTAGATTGACTAAAACACAGTTAGCTTTAGCAAAGAAATTCAAGCTAACACCAGAGCAATATGCACGCGAACTAATTAAAACGGAGAATACAAATGGATAACAAAGC